AAAGGTGTAATGGGGCAGAGGGTTGCGGAGTATTTGAAACTGAGGAAGCCGACATGACCACCAAGACCATCGCAGAGATGATCGCGGAGTTGGTTAGCGCATATGAAAAACCTAGCGGGGGAAGTATGACCACCAAGTCCATCGCACAGATGATCGCGGAGTTGCCGCAAGTGGGAACTAAATATGACGGGTGGCAGCTGCATCTAGCCCTAGCCAAAGTCGCCCTGCTGCGGGCGGCGTTGGAGAACCTTGTCAATGAGGTCGAGTATACCGTCAATGAGGTCGAGTATACCGATGCATATTATGTGGGCGATCAGCTTGACGACGCTAACAAAGTGCTGGAGGTGACCCGTGGCTAAGAAACTCACAGAGCGGCAGGCGTTTGAGGCGTGGGCGAGCGGGGAGGGTTTCACAATGACCCTAAGTCCTGATGGCTGTAACTACGACAGCTTCGGTACGCAATCGGCGTGGGAAGGCTGGATAGCCAGCGCACGGAGGAAGCGGAAATGAAACGCATTAAAGCATTTTGGTTAAGAATACCATTTTGGATTCAGTTCATGCTAGTATTATTAGCATCACCAATTATAATAGTAGGCTTTATTCCAGCTGCCATTATTCTCCTAATAGGATCAGCCATTATAGATAAGGTAGATGACATCGATGCCTGGGCAAGAAAGGATGCTGATCGTCTACCATCAAGAAAGCCATACCCTGGCTACTATCCAAGGAGAGATAAATGAAAGCTATCACAAAATTATTGACTGATTCAAGTAAGATATTACTGAGTATTCCGTTCTGGTTAATTGTAGAAATATGTATCTTCCTCCCACTCTATGCTATTGGAGCATTAGTGGTTCCAGTGCTGGCGGCAAGGAAAGCTTGGACATTGAGACCTAGCAAATATTATCGTGACCGTTCAGTCTATGTATGGAAGGGCGGACCACTAACATGGATCTGGGGTAATGAGGAAGATGGCGTTACAGGTGCTGATTGGTATCGTAATGAGCACTCTGACTGGACTTTGCCTCGTGCTGCGCGCAATTGGTTCTTCCGTAATCCTGTGAACAATCTTAGATTTGCGCCACTATTAACTGCCAAACTGAATGCCAGTAAGATCGGCTACAAAGGCACTGTCATGACAGCTAATGGCGAGGAAGGTTGGTTCCTATGTTGGCAGGGCATCTATGCGAATTATTATTATGCACGTCGCATTGGAAAGAAACTATTCTACTTCCGCATTGGCTGGAAGATGGAGCCAGAAGATGCCGCAGGCATCCCTGAGGACGACTATAGAGCCGGACGTGCTGGCATAGTGTTTCACTGTACTTTATATAAATGAGAAATAAATGAGTTTAGATACCACACCCCCACGATACCGTTTTCGAGTCACTCTGCGTTCTAAGAAGGAGCCATTGATTGGTAAGTATCATTCATATGATGCAATTAATTATGCTGGGTTGGTTCAGGTCTTGGAGCAGATGAAGAACCTAGTTCATGTTAAAGTCATTGTCGAAAATGGTGATGAATTGTTTATTCATCCAGATGATGTTTCAACCGTTCAGATCGAAAGAGAAAAATTATGCTAGTTAATGACGTGCTTGAGGAAATTGATACAGAAACTCTATTGGATGAAATCAAAGAACGGTTGCAATCACTATCAATAGCTAAAATTTTAGATTATGAAAATTTCAGACTCTTAGAAACTATCTATCTAGAACAACGAGCGGCTGGTAAAGCCTCTAATGCTATGCAAGAATACATTTACAAAAACTTAGGAAGAATTCTATGATCTCTACAAAACAAGAACCAACCAGATTGATCATAAAGAACTCTAATATGTCTTTTATGCAGGTGGGTTTATTTGCAGTTCCATTCTTTCTTGCGCTGATTACAGCTATTGGTAGTATTGGTGTAAATGATGCCGCTGCTTTGTGGGCATGCTCTACTTGTGTTTGGATAGTATTAGCATTCTATTTTGCTTATGAAACTAACAAGTGGTCAAATCTCACAGAGTCTCTATTGATCGCTATTCGTGGCTGGGTTCAAGAATTGAAAGAAGCCGATGAAGAAGAGAAGAAAGGTAATAAATAACATGAAGTCTATATCATTGTCTGCTGGTCAATACATGGTTATTGTTGACACCCTACTTGGTTCAGTTAGATTGTCTGATGGGTGTACTTTATTTAATTACACTAATGCAACAAGACAGAATCTTTATGAAGATATTATTAGGCAAATGCAAAATATCGAACTATCAGAACCGCCAAAAGAGGGACTAGAAATGAATACTCTACCAGTAAAACAGAAGCCACGTACCAAAGTTCAACTAGAAAAGGAGTTGGCACATTCTCTTAGTCTTAATGTTAAAGAAGCAGAATTTATTACTTCTCTTAAATTGATTTTGAGCAAAGAGACAGAAAAACTTATTGAAGCTCATCAAGAATATAATAGACTTCAAAAGCAATATAATAAAATTCCAAAGTGGATTCGTAAACTGTACCACGCTTAATAGCGGTCTATGACTGCTAAACACTATATTGTTAATGCTGGTAATAGCATTATAAAACACTATGGTAATTCTTGGATGTCATGCACTCTTAGTAGAGTACTATTATTTCAGGAATCTGATATTAGAGAAAAATCAAATACCGTGTACACAATTCGTAGAAATGGAATAGACATTACTGTTGATATTAAACAAGTACAATTGTTGTTGGAGAATTGATATGAGTGGAATTGAACTAGATAATCTTGGAACTCTAATTGCAGAAGGTTGTGTTCAAATTGAACCAATTGAATGTAATTCTATTATCTCATATAGATTTGTTGATGGTAGATATAATACCACGTCAGACATCTATGGAAATATATCTCTAACCGATTGTTCAAGAATGATCTCTTGGAACATCCCCTGTGATGAAACAGGTGAATTGAAACTTAAGAAGATTATCAAAATTTTCAATGAAGTGTTAGTGGCATTCAAGACAGCACGAGAATTACAAGACAAAAAGAATCTGATTCTCGCAAAGAACAAGAAAAAGAAAAAGAAGTAAGCCTCGGATCAATCCCAGATTCTTCTGATCAAAGTGCGAATCTCACTTTGATCAAATAGTCACATTTTATTAAAACATAAATAATCCACTAGTTAAACTTTAGAATTATTTTATGATCAAGCCATTGACTATCCCGTTCGATCCAATTATTCCATTTGTAATACCATGCCTTGTGTGTCAGTCTCCTGTGCATAGTGAGGAACATGCCCTGCGAGATTCATCGGGGAACGTTGTCAAGAGGTACTATCCAGTGTCAAGATACTGGCACCACCTTGATGGTGTATTTTGTTCTGCAGGGCACTCTGCTGAATATTATGGGGCAAAGATTCTAGAAACCTAAATACTTGGTAGAGTCAATGACTCAGATAATCCCTTTTTAGGAGATGTTACATGGCATTCCAAGTATCACCAGGCGTAAACGTAAGTGAAATTGATCTAACAACTGGTATTCCAGCCGTATCAGTTTCAACTGGCGCACTCGCAGGAACGTTCCAATGGGGACCTGTTCTTAAAGTTACTTCTATTTCTTCTGAAGTTCAACTTGCAGACCAATTTGGACAACCTGACAACAACACCGCAGCGAGTTTCTTCACTGCTTTAAACTTCCTAAGTTATTCTAATGATCTTCGTTTGGCTCGTGCTTCAGGCACAAGTCAAAAGAATGCTACGCAGAACACTGCTGGCACAGTTATCAATAACGAAGAGGATTACTTCAATGGAGCCGGATATGGTTCTAACGTTGTTGGTAATGCGTGGACAGCTCGTTATCCAGGTCTTCTAGGTAATTCCCTAGAAGTTTTAACATGGTCTAATGGTACTAGCTGGACTGCAAATACAACTAACACAGCAGATCCTCTATACACCTTTGCAAACTTCTTTGACTATGCGCCAAATACAACGCCATATGTCTCTAAGGTATCTAATAACAACATTACTGGCGACGAAATCCATGTCATGGTTGTTGATCGCAATGGTCTATTCAGTGGACAAGCAAATACAGTTCTAGAAAAGTATCAGGGTCTTTCAAAGATCAAAGATGCTATTACACAAGATGGTTCTAGCAACTTCTACAAGGAAGTTCTTTGGAAAAAGAGCCGCTATGTGTATAACACTGGTATTCCTTCTGCCAACACACAAGGTTGGGGATCTACCATTTTTGCATCACCAACATTTGTACCAGATGCTAATGCAAACAATGCAATTCTATCTGGTGGTGCTGATGGTACTATTGCAGCTGGTAATACTCAGACCGCAATTGCGTTATTCTCTAATGCAGAATTGGTTGACATTAGTCTGCTAATGACTGCAGATGCTAATGCAGCAACTCAAAGCTATGCTATCAGCAACGTCGGTGAAGTTCGCAAGGATGTCGTTGTGTTCTGCTCTCCTCCTCTTGCCAATACGCAGGATGTAGCTGGAGCATCTACTTCTATTGTCAACTATGTCAATGGAGTAACTCGTTCTTCATACGCAGTGTTTGACTCTGGTTGGAAGTATCAATATGACAAGTACAATGACTTCTATCGTTGGGTTCCATTAAATGGAGACATCGCTGGATTGTGCGCACGCACAGACGACACAAGAGATCCTTGGTGGTCTCCAGCTGGTCTTCAGCGTGGACAAATCAAGAATGCTATCAAGCTAGCATTCAATCCATCTAAGACTGATCGTGACACTCTTTATAAGGGTGGTGTCAATCCAGTTGTAGCATTCCCAGGAGAAGGAACACTTCTCTTTGGAGATAAGACTTTCTTGAACTACACTTCTGCATTTGATCGTATCAATGTACGTCGTCTGTTTATTGTTCTTGAGAAGGCAATTGCACGTGCGGCACGTGCCAGCCTCTTTGAGTTCAATGACAGCTTCACACGTTCTCAGTTTGTAAGTTTGGTTGAACCATTCCTAAGAACTGTGAAGGGTCGTCGTGGTATTACAGATTATAAGGTCGTATGCGATCAGACTAACAACACAGGATTTATCATTGACTCTAATCAGTTTGTTGGTGATATTTACATTAAGCCTGCTCGTAGCATCAATTTCATTCAGTTGAACTTTGTTGCAGTTCGTACCGGAGTCAGCTTCTCTGAAGTCGTTGGCAATTTCTAATAAATAGATCAAACGGAGAATAATATGGCTTTTGATGTTAATCAATTTCGCACACAACTAATCGGCGATGGCGCTAGACCAAATCTATTTGAAGCACAGGTTCAATTTCCAAACTATGTTAGTCTGGGCGGCGTGGCTGGCGCAAAGAGCAGATTCTTAATCAAGGCAGCACAATTGCCGGGTTCTACAATTGGAATTGTTCCTCTGCAATACTTTGGTCGTGAAGTTAAGCTGGCTGGCAATCGTACATATCAGGACTGGACAATTCAAATCATTAATGACGAAGATTTTGTTATTCGTAAGGCAATGGAACAGTGGATTAATGGTCTGAATGATCCTGTCAGAAATGTCCGTATTGCGCAAGCTGAAGTGGTTGATGGTGGGTATGGTACAGATGCTTTAATTACCCATTTTGGTAAGACTGGCGATGTCATCAAGACATATCAGATCATTGGTATGTTCCCAGTTGATGTTTCTCCAATTGAAGTAGATTGGGCAGCAAATGATACCATCGAAGAATTTACAGTGACACTAGCCTTTCAGTACTGGATTGATCCGACTCTGTAATTTTTACACTCTCGCACTGCTTGGCAGACTTAATAGGATTATATTATAATGGCAGAAGGCATCTCACTATTTGGCTTTAAGATAACTAGAAAAGATGAAGAGAAGTCTTTACCTGAAAGTCCAGTTACTCCAAATCTCGAAGATGGTGCCATCAATATTCAAACTGGCGCCCATTATGGTATTTACGTCGATCTAGATGGCACATATCGTACTGAAGTAGATCTAATCTCCAAATATCGAACCATGTCTATGCAGCCAGAAATGGAATCTGCAATTGAAGACATTATTAATGAAGCTATTGTTCATGATGAAGATGGTCATGTTGTAAAAATAGAACTAGAAGAACTCAAGCAACCTGATAATATCAAGAAGATGATTCGAGAAGAATTCTCAGAATGTCTAAAGCTTCTTGATTTTAATAATTTTGGATCAGAGATATTTCGTCGTTGGTATGTTGATGGACGTTGCTATTACAACGTTGTCATTGATAAGGAAACACCAAGAGATGGTATCAAACAGTTGATCTATGTTGATCCTCGTCGTATTCGCAAAATCCGTAACATCACCAAAAAGAAAAATGAGAATGGTGTTGAAGTCATTGATAAAATAGACACGTTCTATATTTACAATGAAAAGATTGTCAATTCTTCAGTACAATCCCCACAGATGGTAGGAAGCTTTGCTGGTGGTGTTAAACTATCAGAAGATTCTGTTGTTCATCTAACTTCTGGATTATTTGATCCATCAAAATCTACGGTCCTATCATATCTCCATAAGGCAATTCGCCCTATGAATCAATTGCGTTTCCTTGAAGACGCAACTGTCATCTATCGTGTTTCTCGTGCGCCAGAACGTCGCGTATTTTATGTTGACGTGGGCAATATGCCTAAGATGAAGGCAGAACAATATCTTAAAGACATCATGACGAAATTCCGTAACAAGCTTGTATATGATGCAAGCACCGGAGAGGTCAAAGACCAAACTCGTCATATGTCCATGCTTGAAGATTTCTGGATGCCGCGCCGTGGCGAAGGTAAGTCTACAGAAATCACCACTTTGCCCGCTGGGCAAAACCTTGGTCAGATGGAAGACGTGTTGTACTTTGAAAAGAAGCTTTATAAGGCTCTCGGAGTGCCCACTTCTCGTCTCGAATCTAATCAGGGTTTCTCTCTTGGTCGTTCTTCAGAAATCACTCGTGATGAATTGAAATTCGACAAATTCGTTGATAAGCTTCGCTCTCGTTTTTCCATTATCTTTGATGAACTCCTAGCACGTCAGTTGACTCTAAAAGGTGTCTGTACGTTAGATGAATGGAATGATTTTAAGCAAGACATTCACTATGACTTCATCAAGGACAATAATTTTACAGAACTGAAAGAAGCTGAACTTCTCACAAATCGCGTTAATGTCCTAAATCTAGTAGATCCATTCATTGGTAGATTCTTTTCTAAGCGTTGGGTACAAGAACATGTCCTAATGTTTGACGAAGCTGAAATCGAAGATATGGAAGACGAAATGGATGAAGAAAATGATGAAATGGCTAAAGAAGCCAATAAAGCAGCTGCAT